CTAGACGAGTATAGTCGACGGCCTAGAGACTAGATTCACACAAACTAGGAGGATTAATTATGGCAAAAACAACATTTAGCGGTCCGGTTCGTTCAGAGAACGGGATGCAGCTAGTGAGTAAAACAGCATCTACGGGTGTAGTTCACAACAGAACAGTTGGGGATTGGCCAAGAGATGCTAGAAGATGGTATCTGGAAGAATGGTTTAATAGACGTCCAGGACTAAACGCAAACCTTGACCAAGCGTCTACAGTTGAAGTTCAAAGAACTTTGAACTATGACTTTGAAGCACTTGGAACTAATATGACTTCAGCGTTAGTTACATTTCCTGCTGATGCAGCTGGAATTTTAGCAACAACTGCTGGAGCAGATGAAGATCAAGCAATCATTTGCCCTCATTTAGATAATGATGGTAGTGCTGATACTGGAGCAATTACGGGTTGGAGTGGTGTTCAATGGGGAACTGAAAATCAAGTTCACTGGGAAACATCAATCAGACTGCCTGCAATTGACAACCAAAATGTTTGGGCTGGTTTAAAATTAACAAACGCTCCAGAACTTGCAACAGATGCTGACCAAGCATTTTTCAATTTCTTGACTGACTCAGATAACTCTGGTCAAGACTATACTGACTTTACAAAGTTGCACTTTGTTTATAGTGTCAATGGTACTGACTATATTAGTCAATTACCAATCACTGTAGCGGCAAATACAAACTATCACTTAAAACTTAAAGTTGACAGTGACAGAAAAGCGACTATTTTTGTAAATGGTATACAGTACAATGTTAGTAATACTTCAGGTTCTACTGGTGGTACAGCAGTAACAGCGGTTCAACCTGGTAAAACTGCAACGTTATCTAATGCTTTGAAAAACGATGTTGACTTCATTCCTTACAATGGAATTGAAGCGAATGCTGGTGCTGCTGAAGCACTAAACACTCATTTCGTTGCGATGAGCAGAATGATGTACGAATAATAAATAAATTTAGATGGGGCTTCGGCCCCATCTAGTAATCTTGATTAAGGAGGGATTATGGCGGACACAGTAACAGGACCAACTATCTTGCAAGAAAATGATGCAAGAGTGGTTATTAAAATAGTAAATCAATCAGACGGAAGTGGCGGAACAACAGTTTTCGGAGATGTTTCAGCTATGGCTAAGAATAGTGAAGGTAAATCTGCTTTACACTTAGTATTACAAAGAATTTGGTTTTCATGTCAAGGCGGTGATGGTGGAGATTCATACGCACGTTTAGACGAAGAAGACAACGACGGTGATATTCCAGTTATAGGTTTAACAGGAACAGGCTATTGGGACTTTAGAGAATTTGGCGGAATGAAAACTGACAAATCATCTAACAGTAATCAAAGTGATGTTAACTTTGTGGTACCAAGCACAGCCGATGCCGCAAATATGTATACAGTTGTAGCAGAATTTAGAAAACTGTATTCATAGGAAGTAGCATATGGCAAATACTACTTCAGGAACAGTAACGTTCGATAAAACATTTGCTGTCGATGAAATCATTGACGAAGCTTATGAACGTATTGGTTTGTCTGGATCAAGCGGAAATTCGTTAGCAACAGCAAGAAGATCTTTAAACATTCTTTTTCAAGAATGGGGTAATAGAGGTTTGCACTATTGGCAAGTTGCTGAAACTAATATTGATTTAATTGAAGGTCAGGCAGAATATACTTTTTACAGAGCAAGTTCTGATGGAACAAGTTCTGTTACAGTTGCTCCTGCAAGTGTATATGGTGTAGCTGATGTTTTAGAAGCAACTTACCGAACGGGAAGAACTGCAACAACTCAAGCAGATTCGGCAATGACTAAAATTGCTAGATCAGCGTATTCTGGATTAGCTAATAAATTATCTAAGGGAACTCCTTCACAATATTTTGTGCAAAGATTTATAGATAAAACAACGGTTACTATTTATCCAACACCGGACTCAACAGCAGCATCGAAAGATATGCATATTTATTATGTCAAAAGATTAGAAGATTTTGACTCAACTTATACGGATGCATCAAATGCACCCTATAGATTTATTCCATGCCTAGTGTCTGGATTAGCATTTTATTTATCACAAAAATTTGCACCACAAAGAACACAAGAATTAAAATTATTATACGAAGATGAATTGGCACGTGCACTGTCAGAAGACGGGTCTGCAGCAAGCACTTATATAACCCCGAAAACTTATTATCCGAACGTTTAATTATGACAAAAACATATAGTGGATATAAAAAAGGAGAATTAAAGCATGCTGGTTTATCTAAAAGTAGGCTTGAAGAACTAGCTATATTGCATCCTGATTTAGCAGAAGAAATAAAGGCAATTTTAGAAGCTATGAAATATTACAAAGGAGGTTTAGTAGATAAACCTTTAGGAGGCGGTGGTAAAAAATAATGGCATTTGCAAGAGGAAGATACGCTAAAGCAATTTCAGATCGAAGTGGTCTAGAATTTCCATATAGTGAAATGGTTAGAGAATGGAATGGAATGTTTGTTCATATTTCTGAATATGAACCTAAACAACCTCAATTGGAACCAAAACCACATGGAGGAGATCCTCAGGCTTTACAAAATGTAAGAACGGATCGAGACGAAAATGATACTCCAAGATTATTGCCTCATGATCCATTTACAACATATGCATCGGGATCAGGAATTATAAATGTCTATTCACCGGATCATGGTTTGACGAATGGAACGACATATCGATTTAGAGGGGCTTCATCAACTACAGGAACATATAATGATCCAGCTAGTTTTGATGGTATATCAGGGTCAAATATTGCATCTTCTTCAGGGTATGCTATTACTACAGGCAAATATGTTAGTGGTAGTAGAGATACTGATAAAACAGACAATTGGTTTTATTTTACAGTTAATACAAACACCGCAACAGCAGGAGATGTTAAAGGAGGAGGGTTTCCGGTCTCAATAGGACCAGTAACTATATCAGCATAATGGCAGGATTTACTTATTCAACATTAACCACAGCAATTGGAAATTATACTGAAGTAGGAACTTCTGTATTATCAAGTACGATTACAGATCAATTTATTGATAATTCTGAACTCAGAATATTTAGAGATGTTCCAATTGATGCGGATCAAAAAGAAATGACTGGTAATTTAACAGCTTCAAAAGATAATATTAATGTTCCAGCAGGAACATTATTTGTTAGAGGCATTCAAGTTTATACTTCAACAACGGCTACGACAGGGGCCAATAGTTGGTTAGCGAAGAAGGATATTACTTATTTAAGAGAATATGATGCGGCTGAAACAACTACAGGAACGCCAAAATATTATGCAATGTCCGGAGGAGCAACAGGAGCTGGAGCGGCTTCTTCAGGAAGAATTACAATTGTGCCTACTCCTAGTTCAGCTTTTATGTATAAATTACATTACACGGTTAGACCTTTAGGATTGAGTTCAGCAAATACAACAAATTATATTAGTGTAAATTTTGGAAATGGACTTTTATATGCATGCTTGGTAGAAGCATTTAGCTATTTAAAAGGCCCAATGGATATGCTACAACTGTACGAACAAAAATATCAAGCTGAAGTTAAAAAGTTTGCTATTGAACAAACGGGTAGAAGACGAAGGGACGATTATACTGATGGAGCGGTTAGAACACCAATTCCTTCAGCTACACAATAGGGATAAAATATGGCGACACTAACAGTAAAAGTAATAGAAGAAATAACATTAAATAATAACAGCTATAATAGTGAAAGATCACTCGATATTTCTAGTGTTGATGAAATTGTTAAAAGAATCGTTACGATTTCAACAACAGAAACAGGACTGTTAGGGTTTGCTACAGCTTCTTCAACAGATTTATCAAAAAGTTATCTAGCAGGTCAATTCGATGAAGATGATGTTAGATACATTAGAATTACAAATTTAGATTCAACAAATCACATTACATTAACATTTAGAGATGAAGATAGCACAGAGTTTTGTATGAAGGTAGACGCTGGCCACTCGT